TCACCTTTGGCATTTAGCCTTCAAGCAATGAAATGGCAGGATGTTCCTGCACCTGAGAGTTGGAATACAATAAATCCAGCTTTATACTGGCTAGACGCTACAATTGTGGCATAGGAGAATAAATGGCCAATACAACGAATTACAACTGGGAAACTCCAGACGATACAGATTTAGTCAAGGATGGCGCAGCTGCCATAAGAACCCTTGGCAATTCCGTCGATACAACCACCAAGGCGCTAAATCCTGAAACAACGCTTGGAGATATTGCTTACCGCTCAGCGACTAGCAACACAAACACTCGCTTGCCTATTGGCACTTCTGGTCAAATTTTATCGGTATCAGGTGGCGTTCCTGCTTGGATCAATAACGACCAAGGCGATATAACTGAAGTGCAAGCTGGTGTAGGTATTTCGGTAGCTTCTGGAACTGGCCCAATACCAATTATTACAAACAGTTCAACGGATTTAATTACTACTGCTGGTGACTTACTTTACGGAACGGCAGCCGATACAGTAGCAAGGTTAGGCATTGGAACTGCTGGTCAAGTTCTTAAAGTTAATTCTGGTGCAACTGCCCCTGAGTGGGGAACTGCTGCTGCTGGTGGTGGTATGACTTTACTTTCAACTACAAGCATTACACAAACTTCAAGCATTACAGTATCTAGTATTAGCGGCTCATATACTAATTTAATGATAATAGTTGAAAACTTTAAAGCAGTAAATGATAACACTACTGTTTTATTAAGATTTAATAGTGATACAGGCAGTAATTACGGGTGGAATATAAGAGGTAACAATAGCGGTAATGTTAGTGGTGTAACTTCAATTGAACCTGCTGGTGGGGCTGGTTTAGATAATTCTAACAATAGTTCTACAATGACATTATCAATTCCTTTATATGCCTCTACTGCGGCTTTCAAAAGCGGTTTGATAAACGTTGGTTTGCAACAAAATGACGGCTATTGGCTCGCTTATAGTGGTGGGTTTGGCTATAAATCCACAAGTGCTATATCTTCTTTTACTTTATTAACTGGCGGGGGCGATTTTGCTGCTCAAGGAACTATTAAAATATATGGAGTTAATTAAAATGACAATACCAAAAATCACAATTCATAACTCAGAAACCGATGAAATAATTGAACGGGAAATGAACGATATAGAGTTTGCCCAATTTCAAAAAGATGAAGCGGAAATTAAAGCACACAAGGTTGAAGCCGAAGCAAAGGCTGCTAAAAAGGCAGCCCTGCTAGATCGGCTAGGGATTACTGAGGATGAGGCTAAACTGCTTCTAGCATAATCTTGAGGGATTGTGCTAAATAACTAATATGCCTAAATTATGCGCAGCAGGAATCCAACTTCGGGAGCAAATTGATGACGATTATCCTGATCGCGATAGGAAGTCTGATGGCTGGATTGCTGATGCTCGCCACCTTGCTAAAGGCAGTTCTGACCATATACCAGTCGATGGAATCGTCAGAGCTATAGATGTTGATGCTGATTTATCAGCTCATAAAGAAGAGGCTTACGCGTTAGTTGAGAAGATTCGTAAATGCGCTAAGAAGGGCGATAAGCGAATTAAATACATAATCTACGATGGAAAGATTATGAGTCCGATATTGGGATGGAAGCGGCGTAAATACTCAGGCGCTAATCCTCATCGTAGTCACTTTCATATATCATTTACTAGCTTGGGAGACACAGATGGCAAATGGTTTAACCTCGAAGGAGAATCTAATGAGCGACCTAAAAAAGATGGCCGAAAGCTGGGCAAAGACATTCCTAGCGACAGCCCTAGCGACCTATCTAGCGGTGGGATTCGACCTCAATGCGATTGCAAATGCCGCTCTAGTGTCAGTCTTGCCTAGCATTATTAACTGGCTCAACCCTAACTACGAGCGTTACGGCAAAGTCCGATAATGGTTGCAGCTGAACTAGCAACCCTAGTTGCATCAGTTCTAGGATCAATTGCTTTACTGATTGCTGGCCTTCGCTACATAATTAAATTGGAGAATATTCCAATAGTGTCGCGCCTTGATAAAATGGAGTCTCAGCTAGAATTGGCCCTAGCGAGAGGGGTCAGAAATGGCAACGCGAAAGCGCGTAAGTAAGAAGCCAGTAAAGCGTAAGCGCACTACTAAAGAGACGCCTTTAACAAAGATTGACTTCTGGGCTATTGCGGCCAATGAAGTTTATAAAGCTTGTCGCAGAGCTGGAATGGACGAAGGCACTTCTCTGGCCTTTGCTATGGATCGTAGCTCTTACCCTGATTGGATAGTGCCAGCCGATGACCCAATAAAGAAAATTGGTTGGGAAGATGGCGAGGAAGATAACTAATCTACTTTAGAGAGGTTGAGTTATTCGAGGCTCTCAAGTCGCTTTACCCAGACTTGACGCCCTTATCAGCGACCGACCGAGCAGATGGCATTACCAGCGATAGCTATATTGAGCTCAAATGTCGTAGAACGCATTACGACCGCTTACTGATTGAGAAGAAGAAGTGGGATTATCTGGCCGATATAAGGGCTAGGACGGGCGCTAAGACCCTTTATATCAATGCGACACCTAAGGGCATCTACCAGTTTGACTTGGGGGCTCTAATAGAGCCTGAGTGGGTTTTAAAGAGCCTTCCGATTACAACTGATTTTAGCAACAAAGCCCATTCCGAAAGGCTATGCGGCTTCTTTGATATCCGACTCGCCGAGCTATTGCTTGTCTAAATAGATTTAAGCAAATACATTTAACCCGTTAATCCATTTAGGGATTACAGAACGGGAGCAAAATGGTAAATAAAGTAACCCTTATTCGATTTGATTCTCAAGCAGGGGCTTGGACTGATGAGACAAATTGGGTTAAGGGATCAATAATAAGAAGATTTGCTAAAGAGCGGATGGGCAAGCAGCAGTTAAGAGGCCGTTTATCCAAAGCTGAAATCTCTGCATATTGGCTTGATAAATATGGGGTGAGTGCAGATGTTTCCTAATTTATCTGATACGCAAGTCTTTGCAATAACAATCGGCGTTCCATTCTTCGGCCTTTACTTATGGGCTCTTTGGAGTTCAGCCAAAGCTAAAGCCTTTAATGAAGGATATAAGAGAGGGAGAGCAAGTGTCCGATACACAGAAATCATTAAATGAATGGCTCGAAAGTGCTGGAAACACACTATTCGACAGGGGCATCGAGTATGGCGACCCGAGGCACAATCTATTACGCATTTTCAAAATCAGTAAAGCAATCGGTATTCAGCTCCGAGACCCAGCTGACTTGGCGCTTATTGCTATCGCGACCAAACTCTCAAGAATGGTGGAAAGTCCAGAGCGCGAAGATTCGTATCTCGATCTCATTGGATATGCCGCTATCTTGGGTCGATTACGATTTTCGACACCAGAAGATTGGGACGACATTGAGTCTGACTCGCAATCATAATAGCAATCAATACTGCGATTACTGCAAATATCGGTGGGGACAAAATAAGAATGGCTGGGATTTAAGAGCTACAACGCCAGCAGTTTGGAAAGTCCAAAGCGAGACACCGCTTCGTAAAGCACAGGTTAGGTTTTATTGCCAGCCTTGCGCCGATGATGCACAGAACTGGCCTGATGGCACATTTTACTCATTGAAAGAACAGTTAGAAGATGCGATAAATGATTTCGCAGGGAGAGAGAAGTTAGATGTCGAATTACCTAGATGATTATGTAAGTGTTCAAGACCGATTAAAGGAGTTTATAAATGCTTATCCAGATTATAGAATCAAGACTCATATCTTGGCGGAGTCGCTTGTGGCTAATTGCGATGTCTATATCATTAAAACTGAGCTATATCGCACTGAAGCTGACACACACCCTTGGACTACAGGTCTATCCAGTGAGTCTAAATCCAAGCAATATGCACTGGAGCTTGCGGAAACTGGATCGTTGGGACGCGCACTTAACCTCGCTGGATACTTCGCTAAGACTAAACAAAGCCCAAAGAAGGCAATTGAAACGACTAAGCCAGCTCTTGCGGAATTCATAAAAGAACAGCGCCCTAATGACCCTGAGCCAATTGTTTGGGATGTTACTGCTGTAGCAGATGCGCTAGGTGCTGAAATAATTGATGAGTTGCCACTATGTTCTAACGGATGTGGGCCAATGATTCTTAAGCAAGGCACCAAGGAAGGCAAAGAATATAGAGGCTGGGTCTGCCCAGTTCCTAAGTCTGGCCATCCTGCTAAATGGATGCGTATCGGTTCAGATGGGCATTGGGTATTTCAGAAATGATTAAAGATGCACACCCTTTTCCTTGCAGTAATTGCAAGCTAGTTACACCGCATATCGAATTAAAGCGGTTTAACACTGAGGATGTGGTCGAAGCGCCTGAGGAAGTATGGTTGGTCGAATGCCAGCGATGCTTTCTTCAGCGCATCATTTATCCATCTGATCGCGTAGCTAGCAAAGAGGACGATATTTTGCGATGCGAGCAATGTGGTGGATGGAAGATGAAATCGGGTAAGTGTCGAGTATGCCGATTAGCAGCTGGTTTTGAACAAATCAGCGTAAAATACTGGACAGGCAACTCGACTATGGAAAGGCTTTACAACGATGAGCAAACCTCACTCTATTAAATATATTAAACAGCTAATGGAGTGGGGATTTGATAAGGAGTTTATCGCTAAAGATTGTGGTATCAATCTGGCATCACTAGAGACCAGATTAAGAAGGCAAGAAGAAAGGGAGCGCAATGGGAATCAAAGAACTGAGCCTAGAACTGGCAGCGGTAAGTCTGATAGCTGATGAGGCTAAGAAGGCCAAGGATAGGCTTAGAGCGGCCTTACAGACAGAGATGGACAAGATAGGAGCAGACAGAGTAAAGGCTGAGTATGGTGATGATGTTATCGCTTATGTGACTACCAGTAAGCCTAAGTTTAAGTGGGTTATCAAGAATGAACGAGAATTCGTCAAATGGGTAAAAAGCAATATATCTAGCGAGATAGTTGAGACAGTAAGAGAATCATCTCGCGATGCGATACTAGATAAGTTCCATTACATAAATGGCGATGATGTTATTGATCCAAATGGTGAAAGAGTTGAATGGCTAGAAGGCACAATAGCTGAGCCTTATCTGGTGACTAAGTTCCATAGTGATGGCCGGGAAAGGCTGAAAGACGCCTTTCAATCAGGCCAGTTAGAGTTTAAGAAGATATGGGAGTTAGAGTGAAAGATGACATATACCCAATATGGAGAGATATAGATAATCATATGGATATGCCTGATGGGGTTGATTTCTAGTAAATACTAATAAAACTTGTCCATATAGTGAGATAAGGAGTAAGTCAATGCGTAAGATATTTGACAGAGGCATTACCATAACGCCAAAGCGCGGGCGCATAGCTGGCCCTTCAGCGAAGGTTAGGACAGCCTATTGCCTTTCGCTGATGCTACTGGCCTTAC